ATCCAAATCATCCCAAGAGGCAATATCCTGATTTGTAGCAGGTTCTATAGTCGTGTCAGGTTCTATAGTCGTATTAGTTGTGGGTGTGGCATTTGATGTAGATGACATTTAATAATTGTACCGTTGTAGGTTTAAGTTCATTTACTTAAATCAAGTAATATGTAACAAAAATGATTTAGACACCTATTACGATATGATATTAGTATGGCAGTGATATGCAAATATTCTTTAGAACGAATAGGCAATATTATATGTGACGGCATTGACTATACTTTGCCGGTTAGCGTGATTGCAACAATACAGAATATTGCTGATCAAGTTGGTGCACCTGAATATGTAAAAACTCCGCAATTTAAACGAAAGGATAGACCAATTATTAATGCCGACAGCACTCGTCGGCCTGCTAGGCGAAAGGCCACGGAGGTTAGTGACGCAGATTGGGCGGCCCTAACCGAGTTTAAACCAACTATTAGACCCAAGCACGAGGGGATAGAAGAGTCGAATGATATAATTAGAAAGGCTCTAAATAAAATTACGGATAAAACATATGACGCCTTGTATCCCACCATAACACAAGAATTGGATAATATTATGGCCAAGGAGGAAGAGGTTCCTTCGGATGATTTATCTAAAATAAGTACAACTATATTTACCATTGTAAGCCAGACGGCCTTTTTTTCAGTATTATATGCAAAATTATATAATAATTTATGCGCCAAATATCCTTTTTTACGTACAGACGCCGAGACAGCATTTAAATCATTAGAAACGTATGTAACTGAGATACAATATAGTAACCCCGAAAAAGATTATGACGCATTTTGCCGTAATAATAAGGACAATGCTAGACGCCAATCGGTGGGTGTTTTTTTAATTAATTTGACAATTAATCATGGATTTATAGAGGTATCTCATATGATTAAAATCATGACACATATACAAGAATATATGATGTCTCTAATTGACGTGGATGGTCAGGCGGAAATTGTGGACGAGTTATCAGAAATATTCGGATGTATGTATATTGTTGGATATATGCATTTCTCCAAGGAAGAGGTGGTATTTAATACCATCAAGGCAAATATTAAGCTCCTAGCCGAGTCATCTCCCAAAACGCATGTGTCCTTGTCAAACAAGGCAGTATTTAAGCACATGGATTTGAACGAATTTAAACCATAAATAACCTTGGGATATTTATTATTTATTTAAAAATTGAAATCATCATATCAATTTTTAAATACTTTAGATTCTACTTTATTATGTATCAAGGACCATATCACGAGTACATGTATCGAACTGGATGTGTGGATATAGACGAGATACCCACTGATGTATTAAAACAGGCATGCGTTGATGCGAATAATTTGATAATCGGAGAGAAAGTATATGGCATAAAATATGTGACTATGGATGATCAAGACTCGTGGTTGACCAATACCTATACGCAGCGCGGCACATATACCCTAATTGATTCTATTTACACTGAATCGTGTTTTGGACAAGTGCTGCCGCATTGTAGTGTTGGGTTACAAACCGCCGGATTATGGTCCGTGTCCTGTAGACCAGAAAATCTATCAATACCCACGTACCATAGATTATGTAAGCCAATCATCGTTAGTTATGACTGTCGCGACGTATTGGTGTATGATAACCAATTAAAAGGTCGGACAATGTATGTTGAACAGACAGAGGGGGTAACCATAGACACTATCCATGACCTAGGCCAGTGCCGCCAGTCCTTATATCCCTGATTTATAAGTTTGACGCATAAATTAATTTCGTCTGTTTTTAAAATAATATCAATGGGGAAAGGGGGGAATAGTGGTATTATCGTCGTTATTTATATCAACCATAATATCCTTTTTATATTTTGTGATACCTAGATATGTGGCTAAATTTACACCATCAATAATAAGTTCATCATTCTCCAAATATTGTGAGATATTATTCAAATATGTTACCCTGGAAAGGGGTAGGGCTATTCCTTGCGAGATTGTCCCTCTAATGGAGCAAGTATTAACTCTCATATAGGGTGGTCTACTCATAGTAAAATCATTAAAATCGTTAAAATGTCGCCGAGTAGTATCTATATCTGTATCTATCGGAATAAATATACATTTATCACCAATATTAAAATCGCCTTTTTGAACCACTGATGTCCATAGATGAATGGTAGCATTCTCAATATTATCAGATCCTTCAATTGGCTGTAACTTATTTATTGTTTCTATCGAAACACACTTCATGAATTAATATATTACTTTATTTTTAAATGATAATTTATCCCAAAATTTATATTCTAATGTGTACCATTATATTAATTATATTCTAATATAATATATATATATATTCATGGTAAAATCTAAGGTTAATGGTATTATTAACTATCCAGAAATTAAACAAATGTCCGACGAAGATAAAGAACATGAATCTAATCTATATAAACTACTTATCTTTGGACGTAACTATACAATTGCTATAGGATTACCAAAATATAAATACATAGAAAAGGGTATTATTTACTATCCTATATATTTAATTAAAAATAATCAGGTTAATTCACAAATAGGATTATATGAAATTAGATCAATCACGGAACCATCCGTGCGGGATGTAGATGGTGACATAGATATAGATAGACTTGGTCCTATGTTATTATTTTCTTACATAACAAAGGACTATTTACTACAATTAGATATTGATTCTTCCTCGGAAGATAGTTCCTCTTCCTCAGACGATAGTTCCTCTTCCTCAGACGATAGTTCCTCTTCCTCAGACGATAGTTCCTCTTCCTCAGACGATAGTTCCTCTTCCTCAGACGATAGTTCCTCCTCCTCAGATGATAGTTCCTCTTCCTCAGACGATAGTTCCTCCTCCTCAGATGATAGTTCCTCTTCCTCGGACGAGGATTCGGGGAAAACATATTCACCACTAGAAGCCCAAGATGCCTTACAGGCAGATAAAGAAAGGGAGGGATATATTAAAAGACCAGGTGAAGAGTGGATACAATCCTATATGAGTAATAAAAATTATTCTACAATAGATAACGAAGGTGCGGGAGATTGTTTATTTGCTACCATACGAGATGGGTTGGCAAGAGTGGGAATTACTGTTACAGTAAAAGGCCTCAGAAAACAACTATCAGAAGAAGCCACGGACGATGTATTTCAAGGATATAAAACTATGTACGAGGTAGCCATAGAAAATATGCACACCATCGACGGAGAGATTAAAGAAAGAAAAAACCAATACACCGAATTAGTAAAAAGAGCAAAGACGACAAAAGATAGAGATGTGTTAAAAGAATTATCCGTTCTAGCTACGGCTGCTAAGAAGCAATATAGCATTGCTGTGGCAGAGAAAATAGTAGCAAAGTCCTTTTTACAGGAATACGAGTTCATGTCAGGAATAATGACATTAGAAAAGTTTAAGAATAAAATCAATACATGTGACTTTTGGGGTGAAACCTGGGCGATATCGACCCTAGAGAGGGTGCTAAATATTAAACTTATATTATTTAGTAAGGCGGCATTTGTAGACCATGACAATGATAATGTAATCTTGTGTGGACAATTAAATGATTCGGTGTTAGAACATGCAGGTGTATTTAAACCTACACATTATATATTACTAGACTATCTTGGTCAGCATTATAAATTAATAACGTATAAGAGTAGGGGTGCATTGACGTTTAACGAAGTCCCCTATGATGTAAAAACTAAAATTGTAGATAAATGCATGGAAAGAGCAGCAGGACCATATTATTTAATTCCAGCCTTCAGAGAGTTTATGGAAAAACTGAATATATATTTGCCAGCGGAGGAGTCGATAGATTTACAAATGGCAGCCATTACTGACAAACTATACGATGATCGCACGGTCTTAAAATTCTATTCAAATTCAGCAGATGGCCCATTGCCAGGTAAAGGCTCAGGAGAGCAAATTCCACCAGAACAGGTTATGCTTTACAGCACACTGGCGTCTATTCCGCAGTGGCGAAAGAAACTTTCTAATTTTTGGAAAGCATCATTTGAATTGGATGGGCATCAATGGGCATCGGTAGAACATTATTATCAAGCCTCAAAATACAAGGATACGGATCCAACATTTTATCTTAGTTTTTCCCTCGACATGAATCCCGGGTCAGAATTGTCTATAGACCCCTTGCTGGCTAAGGCCGCAGGAGGTAAATCGGGAAAATTTAAAAAGGAATTACTTAGGGCAAAAACGATTACGATGAACCCGCACTTCTTTAATGGAACGCACGTAAAAGAAATGAAGGCTGCTCAATTCGCTAAATTCTCCCAGAATGAATCACTTAAGGAACTACTATTGGCTACCAATGATGCCAAACTGATTCATTTTGTGCGAGCATCACCTCCTATAGTATTTACTGAATTAATGGAAGTACGTAAATCATTAGAACCTTAAATTACTTATTAAATCAATCTTATACCTTATAATTTTTTTAATACGATAAATATACATATATGTGTATATATGAATATAGTATATAGTAGATCCGGTCGCCTTGGGAATAATATACAACAACTACGCAATGCAATATTTATAGGAATATTAGAAAACTATAATGTCGTTATCCTACCAAATAATTGTTTTAACTCAACATATGTCATAATTAATAAAAATATTACTCGATCAGACAAAAATATCAGATATAGACATAATTGTTGGAAAATCGGCACCGCTGATAATTATGCTATAAAGATGCGCGAATGCATAGACCGTAATGATTGGAACGAGAATGCTCCTGATGGAAGCAAGGTAAAAGACCTAGATATTATAAATAAGGTTATAAGAAGTAAACTAATTGGTCTATGTAATATTATCCCAAATAAAATTATCAAGTCGAATGACTTACTAATACACATTAGAAGTGGTGATATATTTAAGAATAATCCACATGGTGGATATACACCTCCTCCCTTGTCTTATTATATCCATATAATTGATACAAATACCTATAATAATATATATTTAATTGCAGAAAATAAGGCCAATCCTTGTATACAGCGATTATTAGATTTATATCCGAATATAAAATTCACCGAACAATCACTAACATTAGACTTGGAATTAGTATTAGGTGCACAAAATATCGTATCGTCGGTAGGGTCATTTATTCCCTCCATCTTACAATTATCTCCTAGAAGTCATAACGTATATTCACCTGCATATGATAACCAAAATATAAATAAATATAATATAAAGTTGGGGAAATATAAAACTCTAATGTCTCCATGGAAAAATACCCCGACCCAACGTAATATTCTATTAACTCATAGATTAGAATCAGAATCAGAATGATACCTAATATATTATATCCATATAGTAATATGGAATATAGTAAAAAATATCAACCCTTTATCGATATTATCTTAAACGATATGAATACTAGTCCCTCGTCGATAAACAAGGAAGATATGCATAACTTTGACACAATATATAAAGATATTATACTCGGGTTAAGCAAATCTAAAGGTCTTA